GCTTCAGACCGTTCGGGATGTCAGTGGTGATGTACCACGAGTCGGCGTCCGTGAGGTAGTGGTTCACACGGTAGCCTTGCGGGATCGAGCCGTTCGACTTGATGGCGTTGAGGTCGTTGTCAGCGGTGCCGACGCGGAGCTCGGTTTCCAGCAAGCGAGTAGCCACGAACATCAGACCCGGCGGAACGATCAGCTTGCGCGGGCGAGCTGCGATCAACAGGCCACGTTCGTCCTTGAACGCAGCGATGTCGATAACGGCCTGCTCGAGGGCGGTCTCGTTCAGGTCAACATCGACCGCAGGGCGGTTCGAGTTGGTGCCACCAGCAACGGTCGGGTGGGCGGTGTTGAACAGGGTCACACCGTCGCCCGATTGGAACGTGGTGAAGCCGGTGTTCAGCAGCGAAGCAGCCTTGACCTGCTTGGTGTACGCCATGGCGCGAGCGAGCGCCTTGGTGTAGCGGGCCGACAGCGAGTCGTACAGGTTGTCCTCCATGGCTTCCTCGGTGATCGAGAAGCCCATGGCCACCGTCTCGTGATTGTAACGAGCGGTGAACGATTCCTGTGCGTTGTCATACGAGATGGCAGCGCCTTCCGGCTTGACCGGAGCTGCGCCAAAGCCGGACAACTTCACTTCCTCTTCGAAGCTACGCTCCGAAGTCTCAGTCTCGTAAATCTCGGCATGCTCGTTTTCGTACTTGGCGTACTCAAGACCGAACAGGGCGTTGAGGCCCGGAAGCAGTTCTTTAAGGGCCTGTGCGCGTGAAATAGCCATTGGTCAGCCCTCCTTAGACGCCAACCGCAGCGGTCAGCTGCGTGTAGTTGAGTTTCACGACCAGCAGCGGGAACGAGGTGCCCGTCTCGTCGCCACGGGGGCCACCGACGTAGTCGATGATTCGCAGCGGGAGGTTGGCATCGGTGCCGATGGTGGACGCGTCGAGCGCGACACGCGAGGCTTTGAACGTGGTGTTCACCGCGCCCTGAACAATCGCGGCGTTCTTGCCGTAGATGTCCAGCGAGTTGGTGATGGCCTCGTCTGCCTGCACAACGTACAGGGCCTGCGGGTCATCCACGACGAACGCGAGCGCGTCCGAAGCAACGGTGCCAGTCGGCCACATGTTGCTGAACGTGATCTGCCCAGTCGAGGGATCGGTGTACGAGCAGCCGACGAACACGCCGAGCATGGCGATGTCAGTCGAGGTGTCGCCGGTACCGGTCTGCTTGGTGATCGTCGTCGAGGTGCCATTGTCAACGAGGTTGACGATGTCGCCAGCGGCGATGTTGACGGCGAGGCCCGACGCGATGGGGTACTGGCGGAAAACCTCCAGCGAGCCATTGTCGAGACGGCCAGTCACACGCAGACCGAAGGGTGCATTTACGGAACCCATTGGTTCTCTCCTTCAGTGGTCGGAGGGGTTCAACCCCGTCCGAACGTGGTTTTTGTAGAACGCTCGGGCCGAAGCACGGGCATTCGGGGATCGCTCTCGCGGAGGTAGCTGCGATCAACTGCGTCCATCTGGGCTTGCGCTTGCTCCAGCTGTCCTGTGATGCGCTCATCAGCGAGCTCTACGGGGATGCTGCACAGGAGCTGACCGCCAATTTCTAGGTTCTCAGGGAACCGAGAGTTGTGGTCCGACATGATGTGCAGCTCGGGGAAGTCCTTTGCCAAGCACGGAACATAGCCCTGTCGAAACCGGCTAGATACGTTCTTGTTGTCTTCGTTACCCAACGTTGAGGTGCGGACCCAACGGAACTTGAGTCCGTCACGGGGTTCGTGGGTAGGGAGAAGAGACTGACGTTGCCATCCTTTGCGACGTTCTCCGCCTTCACGAGTTGTGAGCGTTCTGGGGGTACGGTCAGACATTGGATGCATCCTTCATGAGTTGCGCCGCGTACTGCTGGTTGGACAACCCAAGGCGCTTGGCGAGAGCGACCTGAGAGGAGGTGAGAACCACTTTGCGCGGTGTTTGACCGGACGCACGTCCAGCCGGGGCCACCACGTTGCCAGCTTGCCGTCGCTGTGGTTTCACCTCTTCGGAGGCATCGGCAAACCGTTCCGGGAAAGCACGGCGAACCGCACTATCGATCTGAGCATAATACTGATCCGTATCTGGCGCAACTCCTGAGCGAACCAGCTTCTCATGCGTACCAATGGCGAGGGCAGTGATGTCCTCATCCCCATTACGCATGAACCACTCGTTCCGCTTGGCCCAGTCCTGAGCGCGTGGGGTCGGAGGTGGCACTGACGGCTTCTGCGGCTGAGGTGCAGGAGCCTGCTGCTGTGGCTGCCGGGATGGCGGCTTGTAGGAGCTGAGGCGATACTCCTCGTTCTTGAGCTCGCTCATCTTCGACTGAGCATCCGCCATAGCGTCGGCATCGCCCATCTCGTATGCGGCCTTGAACTCAGACTTTACCTTCTCGAGCTGCATGGTCAGGCGCTGACGTGCCTGATTGACCAGCACACCCTCGCCCTCTTCCAGCATGCGCTGGAGGCGGAGCTTCTCCTCGTGCTCACGCTGAGCGAAGGAGATGGCCTCATCGCGCAGACGCGCTGCCTCCTCCTTGGAGCGGCGCTCCTCGTGGAACTCGTACTTCAGCTTCTTGATGCGCTTCTGTACGGACTCGGAGTACGAGGCGATCTCGTCTTCCTCTGGGAGCTCAGGCTCTGCGCCGTCAGGCCTGCGGGCTTTGTCGCGATCAGGCTCCGGGGTGTCATCGATGATCTCGAGCTCGAACTCGTCTTCGTCTTCGATCTGGTTGGGTTGAGTGCTCATGCGCGGCTGTACCCCCGTGGGTCTTCGACGACAGCCTCTACGGTGTCATCATTGATGAGTCGGAACTCCTTGCCATGCACCTTGAAGCGTGTGCCTGAGTAAGAGCGGAAGATGACGAAGTCGCCCTCTTTGCACCAAGGGCCAGTGGGGAAGCGCACGGGGTCGGCATATGCTTCGCTGCCAACCTTGATGACGTAGCCCACGAGAGACGCCGTCTCCTCGGCGTTCCTCAGTTGATCAGGGATGAACACCCCGCCCTCTGTTTTTTGGCTTACCTCAGGGATCGCAATGAGGATGCGGTAACCCTTAGGTTCTGGGAGCTTGGCGAGAACGTCATCGCCCCCTATGGTTTTGTCGGTATACATCTCTTCTCCAGCAGTGGTTTTAGCCCCACCGTAGCCTGTTGCTCTAGCCCGACGCCGCCACCCTAGATCATCGAGGTTTAACTTTCAATAAACCTTTGCTCGATGTCTTTTATGTCCTGCTCCACCTTCTGGAGGCAGGAATACTCACCGACAGCACGGCAGTAGTCCTCGTAGGACTTGGCTCCACCGCTTGCCAAGAAAAGTTCAATTGAACGTTTCTTCTCATCGATGCCCAAGAGGAGCGTGGGGATGAGGTCGATGTCCATCACTGACCTCCGCCCTTAGAGAGCTCCTTGGCGATATCGATGCCAAGGCGAACACCCTCGGTCTTGTCCTTGTGCTTGGCATCCTCAATCTGAGACGCAACGCGGACGCCAATGCGGGCACCCTCCCTGCGGTCTTCGGAGCGGATGCGCTCACGCTGGACGTCGATGTTGCCCTCAGACTTGGCCCGATCAAGGTCGAGACGCTCACGCTCGATCTCAAGACGACCCATGACCTCGGCCTCCTTGATCTGCAGTTCCTTCTGCTGCATCTGCGTCAGCGGGTCCTGCGCCTGCTTCTCGGCCTCAGCCTGCTGCGCCGCAGCTTGATTCTCCTGCGTCAGCTTTTGGCCCGCCATGGCGACAAGGCGAGATAGCTCAACCTCAACGTCCTCCGGCAGCGGTGCATCCTCAGGCGGCAGCTCGACACCGAGACGCTTCTCGATCTCCTTGCGGTACTGCATGGCGACGTGCTCAGTGACGTGCGCTGCCATTGCCGACTGGATGGCCGAGGCAAATGGCGACTGCCCTACCAGCTGCTGGATTTTCGGGTCCTGCATCGCGGCCATGTGGGTCTGGATGTGTGCTTCGTGATCCTGATACAGGAAGGCCTTTACAGGCTCCTGCTTCAGCATAGCCATGTTCTCGCTGACGGGGTCCTTCGGCTTGATGTCACCGGGCAGCTTGATGATGTCGGCGGCGTCCTGAATGCCAAGGACCTCGAGCATGTTCCGGTGCAGCTTGCCCATGTCGTATAGCTGAGGTGCCTGCTGAGACATCTGCAGGGCAGCCTGATACTGCATGACGCGCTGAGCCATCGTGGCCGCGTTGGGGTCGGAGACCGGGATGACATCGACGCGATCATCAAAGTCAGCAGAACGGCTGAAGTCACCGTCTGGATCGTAAGCATATTTGTCGTCCATGAAGTCACGGACGATGCTCGCGATCAGGCGAAGCTCCTTGTGCATCGACGAGTGGAGACGAGCCTGAACGCCAGACATGACCTTCATGTTGCGCTCGAGGAGTGCAAGGGTCGTGCCAACTGGAGCCTGAGCGTTCATGTCGCTGATCTTCACGTCGGCAACAGAACCGATGCGACGACCCTCTTCGACAACATTTGCCAGCAGCTGGTACAGGACGTTCGAAGGTTCTTTGTATGGAAGGAAGGTGATCGAGTCGCGGATGGAGCCGCTCGGCACATCGACGTCTCGGAACTCACCCGGGCGCAGCGGGGTGTTGTCGCCTTTGATGCGGAGGCCACGAGCCTTGAGGCCAGCAGGAAGGTTGGCAAGTGTGCCAGCATCGATGAGCTGGCGCAGGATCGACGTGGCAGACTTGGTCAAGCCACCGATGAGGTGGATCAAGCCGATGCCGTAGAACCCCATACCGGGCAAGTAGCAGTATGGCACGAAGTGCATGCGCTTCTGCTTCTTTGCGTCGTCCTCGTACCAATTCTTGCGGATCGACAGGATGGTCATAGACGACTTGTCGATGGTGACGACGTATGGGCGAGCGATGTCATCACCGTCCTCAAAGCCCTCCGGCATGACCATATCGACATGCATCTCGAGGATCATGTAACGGTCGTCGCCGTTATCGACGTCTTCGATGCCCTGAAGCTCGTCGTACTTCTCTTGAATGTCGCTCTTTTCCTGCGACGGATCAGGCAGATCGACGTCGCGATAGAAGCCGCTCGCTTGCAGCTTCATGATCTCGACCTTCGTCTTCCGCATGACGTGTGTATAGCGCTCGGAGTCTGAAAGGCTGGATGCCCCGTACTGCACGACGAAGTCTTCGGCTGGCACGAAGGTTGACCGTGGGACCTCTCGAACGGGGTCGTAGTACACCTTTTTGAAGGCGCTGCCAGCGAGGGCAAGGCGGAACAGCATCTGCTCCGTCTCTTCGCGGTAGTCGGGCATTCTTTCGGTGATGAGGTAGTTCAGCTCATTCTCGACGCGGGTTGCCTGCTGAAACTTCTCAGCAGTCATCTTGCCGAGGATTTTAGAACGGGCAGGGCCGGAGGCCGGGTACACTTCGCCCATGGCCTGAGCTTGGAAGTGGATCGCGGCCTCGGTCAGCATGGGGTGGAAGACGCCAGATGCGCCTTCCCATGGCTGTGTGCGGTCTTCGATCTTCATGCCAAGAAGATCGAGCCCCTTGACGTATGCCATGGCCCAATCATCACGGGTGCGGCGGTCGGATAGGAAGTTGCCCACGAGCTCGCTTGCCATGGACTCGAGCTCATCTTCTGGGATCAGCTCGGCTAGGTTGTCACCGTGAGGGATGTCCTCGTACTCTGGCTCAATCGACACGGACTCAAACTCGATGACAACGCCGCCGTCCTCAGTCGGAGTCTCCGTCAGAACCGACTCCTCAATGACACCGAGTTCATCGATGTCATCAAGTTCGTCCTCTGCCTCGATCTCGATGTCAAACGGAGTGAGCGGCTTATCGACTGCCATGGCATATCCCCTGAAAGGTTTGCAGCACTATAGCAGCAAAACGGTGCAGTAAGGAAGTGCTGTCAGCTTTCAACCTTAGGGCTGGTTGCGCTCACGCAGGGTCATGCCGCCCTTGCTGGAGCTACGGCGCTTCTGCGCTGCGAGGTCTTCCCGCAGTTTCTTGAGGCGCTTTGCGTCCGGGTTGGTCTGACTCTTGTATGCATCAGCACGGTTTGGCGTTTTGGCGGCTGGACCACTGGTCATGGCAGTGATGCCCTTCTTGACAGCGGAGCCAACAGCGCCAGCCATGCCAGTGCCGCTACCCTTGACTTGGGGTGCCTTGGTAGCGGGACCAACAATCGATGGCTTTTCTGGACGTGCCTTCGGACGCGGAGACGACTTCATGCCAGCGGGCGGCTTCGGTGCGCTCTTGGTGGAGGTCTGGGGCTTCGGGGCGGGGGACGACTCTTTGGCCGAGTCCTTGCCGAACTTGCGCGTCTTCACGGCGTTGCCCTTGCCGTCCTTGACGATATTGCCCTTGGAGTCCTTCATGTCAACCCAAGTGAAGTCCTTGCCTTCTACAGCCTTGTCATCCTTGTCGCGAGCCATCATGGCCTCCTCAGTTTGGTTTTGAGGATAGTACAGGCGGCGTGATAAAATGTCCAACCGATGTTTGGGGGCGCTGTGGTCGATGATGAGCCGTAGCGCAGTCTGATCCTCGACCAATACAAAACCGCAGGTTTCGTGTGCGCCCCCTGTTGGTGACGATAGGTGCCATTAAGGCCTATGTCAACCCATGACGTCTCTCAAATGCCCTGAGATTCGCACGGGCAACCTCTTCTTCTTCCATGAGGGCACGACCAACTCTGCCCCTTGTCCCAGCTGCCTTCTCGAGGGCACGACCGAACTTGTACTTTAGCCGATCATGCTCCTCGAGAACTTCCTTGGTGACGCTGGGCTGTCTAGTAATATTCAACAGGCTCTCGATACCCGTCGTCATCTTCCCAATCATCTGTGTCTACCCTGATCCAACCGCCCTGCCTGAAGCGTATCAATGCCTGAGTGGTGCTATCGACGTAGTCATCATGGTCACCTGACGGGAATGAGGCGCATTCCTCGATGACCTCTTCGGCCCACCTTGTCGGCGGATACCATACGCACCCTGATGAGAAAAGATCAGACACCGCGTTGACGCGGGCGA